ATACCCCAGTACAAGCATGGTGTTTGTTAACTCAGCAATTGATGGCACATGCCCTAATCCTATTGGTGCGTTCCCGCCGACTATTTCAATATGTCAGCAGCAGCCGGTCAAGCTAACGCCAACTACTAATGGGTTCAAAGTTCAGCTACCTGCTGTTCAGTATTATTATGATAATGGTTCAGGAGGTGACATAAGTGTCCAGTATAATTACTATACGTTCAATGCAGCCGCAACTTACGCATCTTTCCTTACTACATCAAACACTCTAAGCTTGCATAGCAATAGGGATTACGAGGTGGGTATTGTATATATGGATGAGTATGGTAGAGCTTCTACAGTTCAGGTTAGTGACACCAACACGATATTCTTCCCTCCAACTACTTCTGTAAGCAAGAACCAAATAAAAGTCAACTTGCAGAGCGTAGCACCACATTGGGCTAAGCACTATAAGTTTGTGTGTAAGCCAAGTGAAGGTGCGTACAACACAGTATTTAGTTACATATTCTACCAACAAGGGGAGAACCAAGACACTAATGTTCCTGAATCGTTTGTTCCTGATCCGAGTAGCTATTGGTTTAAACTTGAGGGGGATAGTCAAGCGTTAGTGTCGGTAGGAGATGTTCTTACGGTAAAGATGGACGCGAGTGGCCCTGTAACCACTTTCGAGCAGGCCGAAGTTCTTGATAAGCAAGCTTGCTTTAGCGATCAGATTACTACGGGTAGCTTGCCTGGGCTGTACATAAAACTAAAACCATCTGGATGGTCAGTCGACACAAATGGTTTAATAAACCTTAGAGAAAAAGAAACCAATCAAGGCAAGCGAACAAGCGACTGTGGAGATACTCAAGTAACTAACGTAAGCCTTAATGATCCAAATGGAGGGGGCGCGGGAGTACCTCAAGCTATAGATATCCCTGCAGGATCTCGTATTAGAATAAAAGTTCGAAACACCAGAGGCGGTAACAACAATCCCGGTACCGGTGGGTGCGACAACTTAGAGCTACTGTTTGATCGGACATACACGGCAAGTATAGACTACGATAATTTTTATGACTGGGCTATAGGTGATGACTTGGAGGGATCGATGATAGCAGCTAATGCTGATATTAACGATAATATGGATATACATTTTGATCCTACATTGTACACATCATCTACGTTGCCGTCAACATGCTTTGATATTAAAATAGCTGTAAGACAAACAGGTGTGGCCCCTAACATTCAGCAGTTCCTATGCAACAACGGTTCTATTCCTGGATGCTTTGGTGCTGGAGGAGGTAAGCCGAAAACAAGATTAGAGGTTGAGATAATAAGAGCTGATGGGCTTTTCTTGTTTGAGACTGAGCCACTTGAAGCTGATCCAAACCTGTTCTTTGATGCGTCTAATTTATTAGACATATACACTGATCCAGGGACTGGTTTAAATTATCACAGAGCAAAGAGAGAGTTTGTGCCTGGATCTAACTCTGAGGTTCTCGCGTCAGGTAGTATTGATCAGACGCCAACCACCCCACTTACTACAGTTTTAGATTTCGCTAACTGCTACACGTTTGGTAATGGATGCGAAAGCTTCAGGATACAAGACAGGATAGACGGAAAAAGTTTTAATCTTGGCAATCGAGTATTGGCTGTATCAAATCAAGATTTCAAGCAGGCGCATCGCTTTGCCGGCATGACTTATAGTGGTGTATATAGCGACTCCACCAACGTAAATAACCTTAACGAGTTCAACTTAGGTCTGGCCAACTTCAAAGACCTTGAGGTGAGGTTCGGCCCTATCATGAAACTTTATTCTCGTCAAACAGATATCCTTGTTTTGCAAGAGGACAAGATATCCTACGTACTTGCAAGTAAGAATCTAATATCTGATTCTACCGAAGGAGGAGCTATTGTTTCTGTGCCTGAGGTATTAGGAACGCAGATCGCTCGTACTGAGGACTACGG